GCTGGTACCCCCGTGGATGAGACGGTCACGGTCACGTTCGGGACGGCAGCAGCAAGGAATGCCGCCTTCACAAACAGTGGAGCCCAGCCGTACTCATTCTTCACGACCTTCTCGGATACGTGGAGGACCATTCTCAACGGTGCAACCATCTCGACGAATCTCAACACCTCTCGTCGGGGTTACCTGGTCAGCAAGCACGTAGCGGTCAGCGGTGCTGCCCAGATCACCGTCCCGGCTTCTCCGAACAACGACCTGGAGATCACCATCGATGGGGTTGACCTCACGGTTACCCTCACTGCGGGTCTGAGGACACCAACTCAGATCATAGGTGAGATCAATACGGTCATCGATGCGGATGCAACCTTCATCGGTACAGCACCCAACAACCTGGCGAGCTTCGTCCAGATTGGTGCTGCCCCGACGGATGTGCTCTTCATCATCCAGAGCTACTCGGTTCCAGCGGCTCTTCCGGGTGGATTTGACCATGCCTCCAAGGTGTCCATTCGTCAGGGCACAGTAGAGGCTGTTCTCGGGTTCACTACGTTCCAGTCGGCCTCTGGCAGCCCGACAGCCCTCAACAAGCCTGCCACCCTCTTAGGTTCGACGGTTGGCCCCTACGCCATTGTCGCTGGTGTCAGTGACACCCTGAACCTCAGGGTGGATGGGATTGACTACGTTATCCCCCTGACCGCTGGTCCCGCCAGGACTACGGCCCAGGTGGTGACCGACATCAATGCCGTTGTAGCCTCAGTGGCTTCTGCCGGAACTCTGGCGAACCTCAACAAGCTGAGGCTGACCAGCACCACGACAAACGCGGGTTCAGGCATCACCATCCTGGCCTCGAACTCTCTGGACGTTCTCGGATTCAACGAGGGTGACTCGGCGGGATCCACGAATGTCTCCGCACAGGAGGTTGTCAACGCTCTGGACGATACGGCCGGGTTCTTGGCGGCTGGTGTGGCCTACCCGGCTACTTTCAATGGGGCGACCTATGTCACCATTGAGTCCATCACCACGGGTGCTGCAACCTCATCGGTAGCTTTCGCTACGGGTTCTGCGGATGCCTTCAACACGACCACCGGTACAGGGATTGTTCCAGGGACTTCCGGGGACAACGGAGAGGATGCCAGGGACTTCTACACGGTTACCTCGTCCAACCCTACGGCGGGCTCGTCCGGAACTGGTACCCCAGGCCAGACCTACACAGATGCCAGGACCGGTCTGAGGTTCACCATTCTTCCGGCCATCACGGGTAGCTACACGGCTACGGGGTTCTTCACGATGGCTGTGTCCACGACCTGGAATGTAAACCCAGCCATCCCGTACCTGTCCATCCCCGGTCTGGAAACCATCGTGACGGACACGGTGAATGTGGGAGTCAACGACACGGGCAGCGTCCGGACCTTCAATCCCGGTGGATTGGAGCCAGCAATCGGGGACTTCTACTACATCACCTACTTCTTCCGGAAGCAGGACTTCCAGGCTCGGCTGTTCCAGCAGTTCAAGAGCATCGAGGCCAACTTCGGACCTCTGGCAGCAGAGAACCGGGTGTCCCTGGCAGCCTACCTTGCCATCCTCAACGGGGCGGTCTTGGTGGGTATCAAGCAGGTACTCAAGGTTCCGAACACGAACCAGGCGTCGGATGCACAGTTCATCCAGGCCATCCAGGATCTTGCCATCCCTCTCCCGGGTCAGGTGAAGCCGGACATTATGGTGCCTCTGACGACGAGCACGCAGGTCTACAACTACCTGCTTCAGCATGTCGAGACTCAGAGCAACATCCGGAATCAGGCTGAGCGTCTAGGCTTCATCGGGTTTGCCTCTGGCACCAGCCCGACGAACGCCCAGACGATTGCCAAGGCTCTTCTCTCCAACCGCATGATCGCTGTCTACCCGGACTCGGCGGTCGTTACCCTCAACAACGAGCTTGGAGAGAGCTTCGAGCAGCTTGTCGATGGTACCTTCCTGGCTGCGGCCTTGGCAGGTGCAGTTACGAGCCCAGCCGTGGATGTGGCCACCCCTTACACCCGCAGGGTCATCCAAGGCTTCACCAGGCTCCCCAGGATCCTGGACCCCGTAGAGGCCAACCAGACGGCTGTGGCGGGCATCACCATCCTTGAGGACCTGGATCCTGTGATTCGTGTCAGGCAGGGCCTCACCACGGACATGAGCAATGTCCTGACGAGGCTCCCGACTGTCACCCAGATCGCTGACTACGTCCAGCAGCAGAGCCGCATCGTCCTAGATGCCTTCATCGGGACCAAGTTCCTGGCCTCCAGGACGAACGAAGTGGAGGTCACGATGACCTCCCTCTTCAACCAGCTCGTCCAGGCTGAGATCGTGGCGGCCTACACAGGAATTGCGGCTGACGTGAGCCCGGATGACCCCACGGTCCTCCTGTTCACGGCTTACTATCAGCCTGTATTTCCACTTTTGTACATTGTCATGACGTTCAACGTTCGGGCAAGGATCTGAAAGTCCTAGAATTCGGGCACTTAGCTTGTAAGGCAGCGGCCTGATCGGCTAATAGTGAAAAGGTTGACAGTGGGGTCCATTCGGTCTAAGCTGGGCAATGCCAGCCAGATCCGAGTTGGACCCCACTGAAGTTTTAGCGGCTTTCTCTACAGAAGAGCCTCTCAAGTCTGTAGTGGGTCGTCTCAAGACGAGTACGATCCGACTCAAGCGTGTCTGGGTGGATCACTTTGGTGAAGCGGCTGTAGCAGCCCGTGGGGTACGGGATGGAAGCGCATGGGCTAAGACTCGTCCCGAAGACACTTACGCCCTGTTCGCAACGGACGAAGGCTTCAAGTCTATCTGCAAAAGGCTTCACACCAGCCCGAACACTCTACGGGTTTGGTGGGTGGAGAAATTTGGGCAAGAGGCGTTTGATGTAAGGGGCACAGCTATCCAATCCAGAGCTGCGGCGGTAGTGGGGCGGGCTAGTGCTGGGAAGACACGGCAGCTCTCCACGACTCCGGAAACTTGTGTTTCTTGCGGTTCCCCTCTGGCCCTAAATGGCATCCAGAAGTATCGCCTGAAGAAACTGATCTGTGAACCCTGTAGGAATCGTGAACGAGGGGTAGATCGGTATTGCCCCGTGTGCAACTTCGGGTGTGTTGGGGAGATAGGGTTAGGCCATCATCTAGCTAAGCCTCAACACGGGGACGTGGAAGCTCACAAGGCATACCTCCAGCAGCGTGAGCAGGACTCTTGGGTGGGTCGTCTTGAAGGGCAGGACTATGTGGTGTGTCAGGTCTGTGGTTTCAAAGGGCAGTCCCTTGGAAATCACATCAAGCTCCACAGCCTCGATGCTCAAGCTTATTACAGGACTTACCCCGCAGCTTCTTTAACCTCATCCAACACGGAGGTTCGTCGGCAACAGATGCAAGCTCCTATTGCGGCTGGGCGAGCCTATGGTTGGAGCAGAGAGGATATATTGAAGTATGCCGACGAAAATGGGGCTATCATTGTGGCTGAGGCAGCCTTGGGACTCAATGCAGCTCCCACGACAGTCCTACAATACTGCAAGAGCCTTGGGCTAAAGACCAGAAACCGCTTGGCCTGGCAACGTGTGGTGCTTGACCAAGCTGCGAAAGCTTTCAAGGAGGCGTATGAGTGGGAGTGGTCAGACCCTCGTATCATCAACCCATCAACTGGCAGAGTTCTCAACTTTGACGGGTTCTTTCCGAGCCACAACCTCATTGTTGAAGCCCATGGGGATCAGCACTTCCGTTACGCTGAAGCATGGCATGGGAGCATAGAGGGGTTCCACGAGTCCCGTGAGAGGGATGCTTTCAAGAAGAAGCGTGCTGAGGAGTTGGGTTACAAGGTCCTAGTAGTTAGGCCCAAGGATCCCACAGATGGCGTCAACTTCTGGCTGGATCTCGCAGCAGGTATTCTTCCCCCAAATAGGAGCGTAGACGCTGTCCTGGCAGAACTCAGGAAGCAAGAATTCCCTGTGTTTGAAGCCTCAGAAGCAGAAGTGCTTAAGGCTCTCACTCGATTCCGTTCTCTTGAGGTGTATACGGACGGTCAAAACATCATCCGCCCATACAGCACGATAGGGACTGCTGCTTGTGCTACGTTCTTCCCTAACAGATACCATGCCAGGCACAAGGGAACTAAGAGTGTGTTCGAGGCGTGGTATGATGACGCTCTTCTCAAGAAGGCGATCAAACTTCAGATTGATTCTGGTCACCCTACATCCCCTGAAAGGGTCGTCAGAGCCTTGACGATGTACCATCGAGCGCCATCGGTTTTCAGACCCGCTGTGGCAAAGTACATTTATCAGACGTTCGCACCCGGAGGAGTGGTGTGGGATCCTTGTGCCGGTTATGGTGGGCGTCTTCTTGGTGCTAAAATGGCGGGTGTCTCTGCTTACATTGGGACCGACATCGAAGCTGAGACTGTAGCTGGAAATAAGAAGCTAGCGGGGATACTAGGGCTGAACCGTTGTGTCCTTCAGCAAAGTCGTGCCGAGGACTGGGACCCCGGAGAACCTCTCGATCTTGTCTTCACATCTCCCCCATATTTTGATCTGGAGGTCTATGGGTATGAGTCACTCCAGGCAGGTCGGAGCTATGGTACTGTTCAAGGCTGGGTCAGGGCATTCCTTGCCCCGGTGATGGCTACGGCCTTCAAGCGGTTGCGCCCTGGAGGCCACCTGGTGCTCAACTTGCCTTACAAGCCTATCCAGGGGATGCGGCTTGACACTTCTGCCAGAGAGGAGGCTCTTAGGCTAGGCTTCACTGAGCAAGCCATTCTATGGATGCCTGTCCGTAGCTTTCGGGGGCCTTCTAAAGCTGAGCCAATTCTGGTCTGGCAACGCTCGTAGCCCCGGTGTAGTATTCCCCTCTATGCTCATCGAACTGGGGATGGAAGGGTTCGTCAGCTTCCAGGTCAATCTCTACCCTGAGAGATTGATCCTCGTCATTGCATCCGGTGACTTACGCCAGGTGGAGGGCGAGGACTTGGAACCGAGTGGGGTCTTCACGTACCAAGACCCCATGCGGGGCCAGCTCCCGCAGTTCTGTCTACATCCTTCGGGGCCTACTCCAGAGCCCCAGGAGGATGGGCAGACCACCTGGACGTGGTTTTCAGACACCTTCGACGGATTTTGGGCTATCGACCTGGTGCTCTACAAGGACCAGACCTGGGGATGTGGGGTCTCATTTCACCAGGGGAGTGAAGTGGACGGGGAAGACGACGTTGAAGAAAAATGTGCTATATGGCTTGGGTTACCCACTTACGAGTCAGAGCATCACAGTGAGCCCAAGGCCAAACCACTTCAAGTTGTCCCCAAGAAGCATGGACGCACTCTCAACTGAGTTATGCCGGACCCCTTAGAGCAACAGATAGCGACCCTTCTCCGGCAAATCCAAGACCAGTCGGATGCTGAGATCCTCTCGACCCTGAGGGCACAGGCTGGAACCTTCGCCTCTCCTCACCGCCACGGTTGGGCGGCCGACGTCCCCCTGACTCGGGAGCACTTTGCTGCACTACGAGAGGAGCTAGATCGTTGGCCCTTACAGGCTACACCCCCGATGCTGAGCCAGGGTGACTGGCACGACATCTTAGGCTTGGCCAATAACCCTGAGACGCCGAACCGGAACGGGGACATACTTCCAGGGGGATTCGGGGGTAGCCTCCAGCTCCCTGGTGGAACTCGTGTCGGAACTACTGGAGGAACAGCCACTCCTGGCATAGGGGGGACTGTCACCCTCACAGGGGGTTCGCCCAGAGTCATGATCCCTGAGTTTGAAATCATGTCCAGTCCTCTGTTTGGGACCCCTGAAGTCCGTACTCGGCGGTTCGACCTGATTGACCGTCGCTCACCCTCCCCGTCCCAAGCCGATGCCATCCTGGACGCTGTGGTGCGAGTTAAAACACAGACCCTTGCTCCGGCCAACCCCACCATTCGAGGGTGGTGGACCTCCGAGGTCACGAGGGAAGCCCCACCACCGCCTGTAGCGGCAGGCCCAAGTCGAACAGTGTGGGAACTTCTTGTAGAATGGGCTGAGTGATGCCAGTCATACCCAAGCCCCCAGGGACAGTTATCTACCCGGTCAGGGCTGGAATCGATGTGATTGCTGACTTCCTGATGCCTGTGGGGACAACGGGCATCTCTTTTGTGGCACAGCTCCAGGGCATCTCCTCGGCGGCTGGGCCATCGGACTTCTCCCAAGCGGCTCAAGATGCCTCCTACTTGAGGGCGGCCACTACTCTGGGACGATGGGGGATCCCCTACAGCCAGTTCTTCGCCTTCATCAGGGAGGCTATCAAGCAGACTCAGGCGGACACAGCAGCCTTTCTTGGGGTTACCGTACCCGAGGTCCAGGCTTGGGAGAACGGTACCGTAGAGATCCCAAGGATCATGTGGAACAGTCTGGTGGAGGAGGCTTGCCAGTTGGATCATCCACGCCCTGCTTTGGACGATCTGAGGATTGTTCCGGATACACGTCCTCGACAGATTCGGATCCAGCCGGACATTCCACAGGTGACGGAGCAGACGGGACAGTTGCCATCGCCTTGCTGAAGTCCTTGTCCGAAACGGGCATCGCCCACCACTTGCCTCGGATGTTCTGGACATACACACCGTCTGCGTAGGCCAGAATGTTGGTCAGCATCCCCGTGTTGTGGGATTTGCACCACTGCCGATGGACCTCTGCACTCGACTTCGGGCCAACCTCCCGGAGCCACCCCTGGAGCTTCTTTGCCCTACTTGCCCAGACGGGGTCGTCGTTCGGCTCCATCACCCTAGCCGTTCGCAAGCTTGGTCGTAGGCGGCCTTGACACGGATGAAGTCTTCCTGGCGACCCCCTCGGTCTGGATGGTGCTGAAGGGCGAGTTTCTTCCAGACGGCTTTCAGGTCGTTCTCGGTACAGGGCCAGTGGACTCCCAGGGTCTTGGCGAAGGCAGGGAGTCTGATCTTGACTTTCCGGGGCACCT